ATTCCAAGAGATGCATGAACTACACCATATTTAAAGTATTTATCCTCATCAGACATACCAATATAGTTGTCTATTGTAACTCTCATCAAGAAATCTTGACCAACCAAAACATTGTCAGCAGTAAGAGCTGCTGTTGCATCAGGCCATACATCTGTGTTAATTACTATTTGAACTGCTTTCAGTGGTCTGCGCAATTTCTTTGCAGAAGATGCCTTAGTCCACAAAATGTTTCTAACATCTACTATATCAGTTCTGTTTACATCACCCAAAGCATTCTTGAAATTTACATAAATGCCTGGATCATTTTTTATACCTTTTACAGTAGCTGCACCTATCTTAGTGTCAGTTTTTACTAGAGTTGCTGCGTCTACTACTGAATTTACAACGTAACACTGGGTTACTTGATTTTCTGAAAATGTTGCCATCTTTTTTAAAAATTAAATTAAACTTATTGTTCCTGCTGCTGTTGTTGTGGCTGTTGTTGTCTTTGATTCATTGATTTACTAACAAGTGCCATTTGAACAGCTTTTTCTAATATAGTTCTATGTAGTGCAGGATTTAAACTACACTCTGTTTTCTTTGTTACTCCATTAATTGAAAGATCATAACCATTACCATCTTGTGGTAAATCCACAGTTATTATTGGTTGTGGTTTTGATAAATATCTAACCAGGTATCTACTTAAATCAAATACACTTATCAATTCAACAATAGATCCTTCTACATCAAGTCTTAAAGCATATCTTTTTGTTGGACCTCTGAATGGATTATCTTTTGACTTACTATAATCATCTTGATTACATGGTTTTATATTTATCTCTTTACCATTAAAACAATCATCTGATTTAATAGTTGCAGATTCATATGTTATAAACCATAAGTCTGATGGTAATTTGAAGAATATTGATCTGCTATCAACCTTTGTATTGTAATCAACCTTATCAGATGTTACATATGTTTTAACCAGTTCATTTAAGTATCTCTTTACTTCTTCTGTAAGTTCAAATCCACCAATCTGCTGAAGTCTTCCAGTATATAAATCTATGACAAGACTTTCTTGTGCTTTTGTTAGAAACACAGATTTATCATACTCATCAACAGTTATTACACCATCTGCTGCATAAGTGTTAAGTAGTATGTCAAATTCATTTGAAAATTCTTCTGATGTCATAATTATATAGTTTATTCACTTCTTTGTCCAATTTGAAGTGCTGTTGTAGCATTATCTGGATAACCAGCTTTTGCTAATTCAACAGCTCTTTGAAGTATCTCATCATGTATCTCTGCATTAAGCTCAGATGTTTGTGCTTTAGTTTGTCCTTGTATTGAAAGATCACCATCTAAATCAGTAAGTATTATTGGTCTAGGAAATCTTATATACCTGAACATATATGAGTTATCAACTGGCTTTGTGTTATTCCTTAGTATAACTTCAGATAATAAACCAAGTGGAGATGATAAATTGGTCTGTTCATCAGAACCAGTAAAAATAAGTCTCCATCCTTGACCTTTTGCAGGATATTTATAAGGCTTTGACATTATTCTGATATAATCAGCAAAATTGATTGGTATCAACGCAATCTTTCTTTTTGTATTATCAGACTCTGTAATTGTCATAGTCTCATTTAACGCCACAAAAATATCTGTTGGCAATTTAAAAAGCAACGACCTATCATCAGTTCTTTTAAAATCTGCATATTTATTAGTAACTTCATCTTCTGTAAGTTGATGTAATACTATAGATTTAGTTAAATTACTAAAATCTATTTCTCTCTTAGGTGTACTGCCAATTCCTTGCTTATATTTATTGCCAGGTGGGTTATAATAGTTCTTTACAATTTCATTCTGTGCCTTGGTTAATAATACTGACTTTTCATATTCATCAAGTCCAGGTGCATCATTATCCATTATGTTATTGTAGAGAACATCAAATTGTAATGAAAACTCATTTACATTCATAATTACTCATTTTTCTTTTTATTTGCTTCCTTCAATTGTGCTTCAATAAAGAATTTGATTTCTTGATGTATTGGATTATTAAGGAACTTAGCTGCACAAGTTAATGTAGGATCTTCTCCAGCTTCACATAGTGGTGAATTATCTTTTCTAAGATACATGAAGTTACCTCTGTTACTGATTATACTTGATGCAATTGCATTCTTAATAAGTATCTTTGTTTCAAGAAGTGGATCTTTGACTGTCTCAAGGAACATTTTGCTCTTTGATTGAATCAAGCTATTTGTTTCAGTTCTAAGCCAATCAATTTTTGTTTTAGGTGCAATAGGTTTATTCTCCATAATTTCAATTACAGTTCTCATTGCATCAACATTATCATCAATCTTACCAAACTCCTTATAGCACTGCATCAATATTGACATATTTTCTGTAGCTACTTTCTCTTCATCATTCTCTCTAAGAATATAGAACTGATATGTTGCTTTTGGTCTATCTTGAACATCTTGAATAGATGGAGCAATAATATCTTTATTAGCAAGAAGTATCTTATATCTTATATAGTCTGATGGATCTGAAAGATTAAATACATTATCTTGTTTAGTAAGTCTTACTGTAGAAATGCCAGATTCATTTGCATCATCCCAAAAGTTATTCTCCTTTTTATAAATTGATAGTGCATTATATTCAAGTCCCATTACATCTTCAAGATATGCTTTCTCATTATCATCAAGAACTTTATAATACATTCCACTAGAATATCTTGGAACTGTAAGAGTTTTAATTGCATTTTCTGCCATACCACCATACAATATATGATTTGGATTTGTAACCATACCACTCATCTTTGGTATATGTCTTACAATAACTCTTTCATTTCTAAGACAACTTGTAATAGGAGTTGTTGATTTGATTTTAATTGAAGAGTTCTGCCTTTCTACTCCACTTGGTTTTTGGGTTTCAGGTGTGTTATTCTCTACTTTAACAAGATCCACATTGATATCATTGTCATCAATATCAATATCTTCATCTTTACTTATCTTCTTTACCATACTAATAATAATTTAAACATTTATTTATTTTCCAAAATTACTTCAAATATGATTAAAAAAAAAGGAAGAAGTTAATCTCCCTTTTTTTATTATAATAATACTATCAATTATTATCCTTGAAGTATTGCTGGTATCAAGCTAAGTGTTCTAGTTGGATCCAATACACATACACCAAACTGAGCCATTCTATGTATTACTGCAGAATCCTCATCAAATGACATATTAGGATTACCAATCTGTCCAGTGAATGGATTTCTAAGACCCCACTGATAACCTCTATACTCTGGTTGTCCTTTAATAGCACACTTGAATATATTAGGCTGATCCATTGTACCAATGTAAAGTATATCATATCTTCTTGAATATGCTACACCACCATCTGGATGCATAATCTTATTTCTAACTGGATCATCATAGTATGGATCTACATCAATCTTAACTCTAACACCATTTGGTGCTTTAAACTCAGTGAACTGGAAACCAGCACTCAATGCAGTAGAATGAAGATTTGACTGAGTCTTCTCAATTACATGAGTAGAGTTGTTATCCAACATAAACTGAGTCCATCCAGATACTACATTAAGAACTGCTTTATGGAACTGAATTGCACCATACTCACCAGTCTTAATTACAAACAAACGATCACCAAAATCAAGTTTTGATGCTGACAGCTGATACAATGCATCTTCCAACATCTTCAATGAGAAGTTATTGTAGTATGTAGTATTAGCTACTTCCATCTGCTCCAAAAGACCAGCACCAGTTTTAATTGGGTTACCAGAAACACCAATATTGGTATACTCACCATTCTTATTACGGTTAGATCTACCAAACATCATAGCGTTGTTCTTATATTCAGAGAACTGCTGCTCAACTTCCCAATCAACAACATGCATCCACATTGTCTCAGTGGTATGAGTATATCCACTTCCAGTCTCCTTTACCAATGGAATACCAACTGCAAGTTTCTGATTCAACATAGAACCTGAAACTTTATGCTGTATTCTTACTGTAGACCATTCATTTCTCATTGAAACTGGAGAAGAGAATCTAACATCACCAACTTTTCTTGACAACTCAGATTCTACAAATGCAGCCTCAATACTGAACTTCTCACCCATAAGCAGTCTTTCTGCTGGCACACCATCAAGGTTACCACCTGCAAGCTCTACTTTATATACAGCGTTAGTTCCTTCCATCTTTGGTTCCTCAAGTATTCTGAACTGATACTGCTCATTCAGATTACCTACTATTGTCTCACCAAATGCAAACCATTTCTCTGGGAATACCAGCCAAAATGGAGCTGTACCAGCACCAACATTAGTAGTTCTAGTAGAATCAACTACAGTACCATCTTCATCTCTTGCTTCAAGCAAAGATATATTACGTCTATTTGAACCTATAACATCCCAATAGAAATCTGAATCATCATCAAACTGTTTAACTGGGAACTGATTTAAAAATGTATCAAGAGTTTTACCTCTATAAAATGCAAGCAAATTAACCATAAGGTTAGTTGCTTTCTGTGGTTTCAATTGAAATATTGAACCAAGGTGGTTCTTCTGTGTTACACCTGGACCCCAATAGTTAAATCCAACCATCTGGAATTTACCAAGACTTCCTGCCATATTCTTTTAATTTAAAATTATCTTATATTGTTTAAAAACATTCATTGTTATACATCTATATCCCAACCTTTAGATGATGACTCTGGATCATCATTTGTATTGGTAATAAATTTAAGCGCACCACTAGATGTTCTTGATGTGCTATTAAGTGCACTCTCCAATTCTCTCATACCCTTGCTTACTTCTTTCCTAACTTTGGCTTTAGACAAACCACTAAAGTCTGTAAAACCATTAGTAAGAGTATAGCACAGAGATACGTTTTTAAGAAAGCCAATCCTATTTTCTCTTTCATACTTTTGTATTTCAGTATATGTTTCACCATTCTGACCTTTATAAGCTGGTCTGGTTATATTATCATAGATTTTCTGTTTCAGCGTGTCATTAATATTAAAGTCTTTCCATTCATCAGAATCACTCATAACACTCTTTTTAAGTGCATCAAGTTCTTGTCTCTTTTGAGCCATTCTATTTTCATTATCTTTTCTACTCTGCTCAATAAGATTATTGTATTGATTCTGAAAGAACTCAAGGTTATCACTCAATGCATCTTTTGCATCATCAATATCAGTGCCAGCATTAAATGATTTTTCAACCTCTTTCTTAGCTTTCTCATCACTGAAACCTCTATTTATATATTGCTGAAATATAAGTTTCTTTCTTACATTCTCACCATCTTCACCTTCATCTTCAATATCAGCATTCTCAATAGTTTTAAGAATGTTGATTGTATTTTCATATTGCTTTATAACTGGAACTTGAACTCCAGCTGTCAAAGCATCATAAACTCTTTTTGTTACATCATCAATACCATCATTAATCTTCTTATTAATGATATTGTTTACAAAGTCATTTGAGTTCTTTATATTATCAAGTGTCTCATCATCTACATCAACAACACCGTCATCTTTCAATGCTTTTGCTATTGACCTATAGAACTTTGATTTATCTGATGTATCAGTATCATCATCATCTGAATCATCAGTGTCATCAGTATCATCGTCATCATCATTGTCTTTCTTAGACTTCGATTCTTTCTTTGCATGATCAATCTTACCAAGTTTATCAAGTACACTGTCTAAACTTGTTTCATCTTCATCATCACTGTCATCCTGATTATCATTGTCATCATTAGCATTATCATC